AGCTGTAGTAGCAGTGCTTTGTGCGTAAGTATCACGAGATACTGCACTTAGGACTTGAGCGAAAGCAGTCATAGCTTCTTGACCGCCAGCGCTAATTTGCTGAAGTTGTTCTGGAGTAACACTTTTAGTGAAGTCCATTTGATTAACTAACTCAGGAAGTCTTTCTAAGTTAAATGTCTTAGCCGGAGCTGCTGTGTCATTATGCTTATTTTGCCACAAATCTTGGTAGCTGTCCATAGGTGATTTACCTGAATCACTAGCTTGATTAGCTGGCATCTGGTTAGTAGAGGGATCAACTGCGTTAGCGTCAGCTGCTGGAGTAGCTGGTGCTTCTTGTTTAGTTCCGAATAAGTTAGCGAACATATTAGACATGATAGTCTCCTGGAGTTAGTTAGTGAAGTTTTCTGGATTACGGTCTTGGATAGCTTGTTGCTTGGCTGCGTCGCTACTAGCGAGCAACCAGCGTAATGCAGCTATCTGACCATCTAAATAAGCTACCTGCAAGCCGAAGCTAGTAGGATTAGCAGCATCAAAAGTTACATTTAACTTTTGAGTAGCACAGACAGAAAGCTCATTACGAATAGCAGCCTCCTGTAAAGTACTTAGGGTTCTAGCTAGAGTATCCTCTTCTGGAGTTAGTTCATAGCTAGTAAATTCATTTGGAATAGGTGTCATGTGTTAGTGTCCTTAATAATAGGTATCATCATGTAATAGCCTTCGCTCGGAGTGAATACGGCGGGCGCGCGGAATAGCTTATCATACGTGCTATCCACTTAGTTAGGTCTCAACTACGCTTCCGCGCTTCGCTTGTGCAGCTTGTGTTCGACCGTAACTAAGCGGAGCCTTTGCACGCATGATTACGCTCCGCTGTCGCCCAGCCGTATTGCCCTCACCCCTCGCTAGGCTCACCAGCAACCATAAATTGCTCAAGGATACTAGGCTTTTGTTCCTTATCATCCTTATCCTGTTTACCACTAGGTGAGTAACCAAACTGTTCAGGTAACGGCTGCGGCTGGTTAAAAGGTACTCCCTTATCTGCGTAAGCCATAGCTACTTGTTGCCACTGACTAACAGCTTGCTCATAAGCAACTTGCTCCTCGCTCTTCTCAAACTCAGCAATGTTAGCACCTTGGCTTTTCATTAAGTAACTAAACAGTTTCTGCACCTGATAAGCGCCAGATAGTTGAGGGCTTGAGCCGATTACTTGCATAGCTGTCTGGAACGCAGGTAAGTTAAGTATCTTAGAACTTGGAGTAAGTCCATCACTTACCTTAAACTCTAGCTCTGCCTCACGCAACTTAACTGGATCAATAAGCACATACTGCTCATTAGATCTTGAATAAACCTTCGAACCACCTTCATATTGAAGCACATTAAGCTTGAGGATGTTCTTAAGCGGGGTAAAATACTGTGCTTCTAGTAAGATACTAATAGCTTGTGGTTTACTGTTAGCATTACCCATAATGGTACTAAACTCATCACGAGTCTTGTTACCCTTAACAAACTGACCTTGCTGTGCTGGGTTCTGACCAGTAACAGTTTCTGCTAGTTTGTTTAGCTGCATGATTTCCTGCAGTAATGTACCACTTTGGTCATCACGGAATGGATATGGAAATACAGCTGTTCTAATATCTGTACCGTAAGCAGCTGGACGAATAGGAATGTTAGCAATTGGATTCTCGCTATTCATATGCCTAGCATCAATTTTACTAGGGTCATAGATATTACGGTCATAGATAGCGCGACGTCTAGCTGCTAATACTGAGTTCATCATAGCAGTAGCTGCTTGCTGAATAGGCTTAACATGCTCAGCCATACTCTTACTCTGGTAACCTAGTCCATCATGCTTAGGCTGCATAGTTAGTACAGGTAACAAGCGGTGAGCATTAGTCTGGCGCTCAGCATAAATAAGTACCGAGTTATTTACTAATACAAACTTCCAGATTTGTGGCGTATTAGCAGCAGGTACTTTAAGTCCGAAGTCACTAGGAAGAATACGCCCGTAAATAGTTGTTACTAGGTATGTATCCTTGTAATCAATTGCGTTAGTATCTGCAGTCGCTGAGAACCATGCGCGCCAGTTAGTAGTAGCTTTAGTATTAGCAACACCATAGCTATCTGCATTGATAAGTGGTACATAATAATCAATCCCGCTTGTATTAGCACTACCTTCTAAGGAATAGTTACCGCTTTCAAAGGCTGGCTTAATATTGTGAATAATAGCGCTAGGTAGCTTAGCTATGTAATCTTTTAATGCGATACGAGTCATAAGCTCAGAATAGCCTACAAATTCACCCTTACTAGCTAGTTCAGTTATAGGTACACGAGTATCCCAGAAAGTATTATATGGGTCTAGTCGCTTAATGCGATTACCGCTCCATAGTAAGTCCTGTACTCCAGACTCGTTATCAGAGACAGCGAATACCTTTTCAGTATCCCAAGTAATCTCTGTGAAGCTCATATTATAGCGGAACGCATCAAGTAATGCTAATTGGATTTCCGCAGTTGCTCCAGTACGTACAGCATCAGCATCTAGTTTAGCTTCTAGTTGCATAGCAGCATCCATGTAATCCTCACCACTTACTACACCAAATAGTGGAATACCTGTAAGGAATACCTCATTCTGGTAAGCAACTGCGGTTTCAATTTGTGGCATTACAATTGGAATAGGTACATTCTGAATCTTACCAGAATCACCTAATACATTACTTAGCTTAGCACGCATATGCTCCTGCGTATAGTCCTGCTCGCGTAAGTAAGCTAAGTCTACTTGGCGCATACGCTCACGTAAGTTCCAGTTCTGCTTGTACATATCCATACAGGAATTAGTAAACAGCCTTACTGACTCTTGCTGGTCTGCACTAAGCTTGATAATTGGTTCATTACCAGCCATAAGTATGGTCTCCATTTTAGTTAGTGTGTTAAGTATATAGTCCTTAGTATGTGTAACTAAAAACTACTTCTGTCCTCTAGGCTGTACTCGTAGTTAGGTACCTCGTAATACTCAGCCTCACTAATGAGTCTATGCTGCATCTCTTGTAATACACGAGGGGCATAAGTAAGTAAGTCTAAGATACCATCTACGTTGTCACGCTTGAGTGCATTAAATTGTGACGCTTGAGTAAGTACCTGACTGCGCACTTCTGGGGCTATGAGTATCTCACCTTTTATTAGCTCCTTAAACATATTAAGGATTCTGGTATTCTTACTTAGTGCGCCTGAGTAAATAGGCTCATAAGCAATACCAGTAATACCTAGTTGTACACCAATCTGTTGAAACCAGTGGATTAAGCTATACTGGTAAGCATTACTTTCCACTACAATTAGGTAGGTACCAGTACTTAGAGCCATACGTAAGGCTTCCCGCACAGTATCACTCGGACTAAGCCTAGCATCAATAAGTTTTACTAAAGCAGGCTTACCACCAAAGATCTTAAATAGCCCAATACTTACTGCATCACTATTTGCCTTGTCATTACTAGGGTCAATAACAATAAAGTTAGCTGCACTGGTATCTTGACTAAGGTCTATATCAGGAACCTTACTAATATCAATTGAGCTATTCAGATTTACGTTTTCGTCATTAAGTACCTCAGAGTAAAAAATCTCTGGCTTACCAGCAGCTAAGTCACTCTCATATTCAGCTAGTAGCTGCTTGATAGGCTGCAGTTCTTCCCAGAGGCTTGAGCCATCTGCTAAGATACCACCTGCAATAAACTTAGTCCAAGTATGGTTTGCTTTCAGTTTACGTAAGATGCTGTATGGAGTAGGATACATATTCGCTAGAAACAAGTACATACAGCCTTTAGGTGACTTAGCTTTCATTGCAGTACCTTGCATCCAAGTCTCAATAGCTTGGCTAGTAACTGCGCTATCAGCATCTTCCCTAGTCTGGATGTCATCGAATATCATTAAGTCAGGACGCTCATTCTTCATGTTTAGTCCACGAACTGATGAGCCTTGACCTAATGCAGCTAAGATTATGTTACGTCCACGGAAGCCAAACTTTAGTAAGCCTTGTGTATCTTTCTCTACACCTACTCTCCAGTCTCCATACACAGCTCGTATGTTCTCTGAGTCCAGCATATCTACTACGTCAGCTAAGATAGCTTCAGCTAGCTTTTGGTTAGCTGCTAGCACCAGCACGAAGTGTCGATCTGTATACAATATAGTATACAGAATAAATAGCTTGATTACACTGGACTTACCAAAGCCCCGAGGAAGCCCAAGAGCTAACTTACTAAAGTCCCGCTCCTTGTGGATATACTCAGTTAGCCAATCCCATACAGCTAAGAAGGTAGGAGGAAAATCGTACTCGTGTGCGTCTGCCGCAGCTAGAGCATGTAGGAAATCCATACTGGACTTAGCCAGCTCATAAATCTCTCTCTGGTCTGCTGATAGCGTACCTAGCTGCTCATCCTCTGGCTGGCTCTCTGGCGCACCTAGCAAGAACTCAGCTAGCTCCTTAGAGGCTTCCTGCTTAGACAGCATCTTATTAAGATTCATTTGCTAGTACCTTCTGTTTTAGTGTGTTTAGCATCGCTAGTGCCTTAGGTGCGCACCTAGCTTGCTGCTCAACTTTTGCGCAATGCGCTTCGCGCCACTGACTAGCTCTGATACAAGCAAGCACAGCTTTAGCTCGAAGCTCCTTAGTTCTGGCTTTCATAGCTGGCCCCCACTGGGTATGCCAGCAAGCTCCTGCTTATGGGACTCAAGAAGCTTAGCTACTGAAGAGCTCTGCACAGTAAGCAAGCTCTGGGTACCAGCCTCACTAGAGACTTCCACTACTTGCCCATTACTATCTGCTGTGAAGCGAGCTCTAGTTCTTGCTGGAAGCACTAGCTGAATTACTGTGCTATTCGCTGCAGCTCCAGTACTCGTACTAGCTCCTCTGCGCTTAGCTCCATTGATAACCTTAATACTAGCCAAAATCTCTGGAGTCTTCACTATAAACGGCAACGACTTACGCAGCTTCTCTAGCAACTCATCTTCAATACTGTCATAAGCCCTGTCCCTACTGGACTCCGCAACTAGCGTATCATACCGCTTCTGCGCAACTGCTTTAGCAAAACCTTCCTCTGCCAGCAACTGACTAATGTAGCTCTCACTACATCCCACAGCACTAGCAACCTGCACAGGCTGCACACCCACACCTAGCAACTCTAGTATTCGAGCAGGTGTGCCAGTATACTTAGGTACTACTAAAGGTACTACTGAGCTTTCTACTATGGATTCCATATCTGGATACTCCTATATGTGTGTGTATGCCTCTATTATATAGGATATAGTCATTCGTAGCTACTGGTGATTTATACTTAAGTCTGCTAGTAGCTGTTAGGCTAACTGAAAAGTTTAGTAAAATTTTTCAGTTGCTATAGGATACCACGCCGAGCTGCTACCTAAAAAGGTCTCCACCCCCCACCAAGTTAGAACGAGTCGCATTGGCTAGTGAGTCTCAGTCTCAAGTAGCTGGCTTGGCGTGCTGGTTGGCTGGTTGGTTGATAGTAGTTTAGGTATTTTGGTTTTTAGGTTTTGCGCGTTATAGAAACCTAAAACCTAAATCAAAAAACAGAAAACCTAAAATCAAAAACCCAAACCGAAAAATCGATGGATATGCCCCCCCCTATTAGCCCAATACCCATATATGGCATAATGGACTAATAGGCATATCCATATAGGCTAGTAGCATAGGCATTGGCATACTGTACTAGCATACCCCCAATATATGGCACTACTATCATAGCCTATATGCACCTGATAGCCTAGTGGTAAGTATATACCCCCTACTAACAAAAAATAAAGACACCCCCCTATAAACAATCCACTCTAGTCTAGTACCTTAGCTCTCACACACTGGTGCTATTAGTCGCTTCCCATGTGTGGTGGTCTAGTAGCAGGGATAGTATTGGGGGTCTAGTAGCACCCATATCATGGGGGATAGTAGGAATGGCAGGCACACATGAGGGCTTTTTCTGTTTTGGTTTTTGTTTTTAGGTTTTAGGTTTCTGTTTTTGTGGATTTATAGATTAAGTAAAATAAGTAAGAAATATATCATTTATTTCCTAATAAGGTATTGCATAGGTTAGTAGCTT